GCATTCAACTTGAAGGATATCTTTCTAAAAAATGGGGAATTGCTCTTTCATCAGCTACTCATCCATTTTATAACTTCCCACCGTCATCGCCCTTACCATTTTCACCGACATGTATATCAGATTGTTTACTCTGGTTGGATGGTCGTGATACCACCGGAACCGGAGGAACTCAATCCAACAATACCTCAATATATACATGGTACGATAAGTCTGGAGCTAATAAAAATGCTACAATGAGTGGTACTGTAGTTTACAATAATAATAATATTACAACAAGTTCATCAGGAATTTTTTCTGTACCAATCAACATTCGTCGCCAAGTTTTGCCAAGTATGACACTCGTTATTGTATATAATTATCCAAACGATACATCTCTTAATTCAGCTTTATTTGGCTCTGATACTCAAGGTGGTTGGAATCGTTTGCAATTATTGTATTGGAATGAAGTTTCTCAATACTCATATGAGATTTCAGATGGATATGGTACAATACGCCAAGTTTCAGCATTAAATACAACGAATACTGTAATCTATACACTTGTAATTAATTCATATGAAGTAAATATTTATGTTAATGGTGTTTCTGCTATATCACAATTTACAGAAAGCAGTACAAGTCAAACATCTGATACAAATATTTATTTTGGAGCAATTAGTCCAGTGGACACCTATTGGTATACTTCAGTTAATTTTAAAGAAATTATCATGTACGAAAGAGCTATCGCGGATACCGAACGTAAACAGCTCGAAGGTCATCTAGCGTGGAAGTGGAATTTACAAAACTCACTTGAAACCACGCATCCATACTATAAATTTAGGCCTTCGCAGTTATCGGTACCACTACCAGTTGCATATGTTGATACTTCATTATCCGGCAGTACTATATATATAACGTGGCCTTCAAGTATTGATGCAACATCTGGATATGAAGTAAATGTTTACCAATCAACATCGGAGAACGGTACTTACACATTTTATACATCTACTAGAACCTCCACTCTTGCATATTCTGTAAATGTGGATACAAGCTATTATTATCGTACAGAGGTAAGGGTGTTAGCGGGAAATACTAAATCAAAAGCCATGACAAGTATAACTTCACCTGTTTACTCGCCCCCTTCTTAATAATTAAGACTTTGATACGTGAATTCTCAGCGTATTTCCACTAAATGAATATGATATTACTACACCCATACATAACGATTGAATAGTAGCAATGGTCTTACCCATATCTTGACCAAGTAAGTAACATACATAGTCAGTAATACTACGTGTTACACCATCTGAACAAACAGCAGGTGGTGTAAGAGTAAATTCTTGAAGTACGTAAATTGCTGGAAACCCTGCCGATGCCCATGTAAACATAGGAGGGCGAAGAGTATCGCGTGTTTCATTTAGAAGAACATTTAATGTCGCACGATCTTCGCCTTCTTTTGTTTGTATACCACCATGACTTGCAATGAGTTCAACAATATCTACAACTATTGGAGGAGGTGTGGGACCCGTTTTAGCAGTGGGAAACATATAAAGGAGTCCTGGATTCGGTCCTGTAGCTCCAGAGGACATTTATTAATTCACACAGTATAAATTTATACATTCAAATCTGTAAGAAATATAACAAGAATGACTGGTGGTCTCATGCAATTGGTTGGCAAGGGTGCCCAGGATCAGCTTGTAATTGGAAATCCTTCGTTTACACACTTTAGATCAATGTATAAGCGTCATACCGACTTTGCTATGGAACACTTTCGACTTTACTTCAAGACTACAAAAGTAGTTCTTCCTGCTGCAGGAACGATAACTCTTCAAACCAAAGTAGACCGTAATGCTCAATTGGTAAATGATTGTTATTTAAGTCTTACACTTCCCGATATTTATTCACCGGTTTCCTCTATAACACCGGCTAGTGATCCAAATATTAATTCATCTTCAAGTGCAATCGGTTATGAATTCCAATGGATCCGAAATATTGGATATAATATGATACGTAAGGTTTCTTTTCTGATCAACGGTCAAACAATTGTGTCACACACTGGTGAATGGATGAAATTATATGCAGAGTTAAAGTTTGATGCAACCAAGAAGGCTATTCTAAACCAGATGACAGGAAATGTTCCAGACTTGTATGATCCTGCGAATATCTATGGACGCATTAATCAGTATCCTCACTCTATTTCAACGTCAACAACTCTTGCCGCTCCATCTATTCCTGGACGAACTCTTACAATTCCTCTTCACTTTTGGTTTTGCGAATCAATTGGTTCTGCATTACCCCTAATAGCTCTTCAGCAGTCTGAAGTTCAGATTGTAGTTGAGTTGCACAATATCTATACACTGTTTACAACATTAGACGTTCGTGAAGGATCATCTACGTTCGGAACACGCATCGCACCGGACATAAGTTCATCTAAGTTTTTTATAAACAATTTCCTATCTCCTCCATCCTATTCACTAACTCCTACACCTACAAATCCTGATCTAAGTTCCTGGAACCTAAACCCTTACATTGAAGCAAACTATATTTGGCTAAGTGACGCCGAATTGACACATATAGCAAAGACAGATCATTCTTTCATTATTCGTCAGGTTGATATGGTTCAAGCGAATGGCCAATATGGCGCTAGTAATGACTTGGAACTTACTATGCGTAACTTATGTACTCGAGTGGTTTGGGTAGCCCAACGCAGTGATCGCGTTGCACTAAATGATTATGATAATTATACAAACTGGGCAGATGCGTTTAATCCTCCGTTAAGTTTACCAGCTACGTATCTAACACCTGCGTATTCATCCGGTGGATTGCAGGCCACAAATATTACACAAAAAGATATTCTACTCGAATCTAATATTGTTCTAGACGGCAAGGATCGTTTCAATGTAAAGCAAACTGAATTTTTTACAACTTTGCAACATTATCGCCACCAAACAGGAGAAGGTACAACACAACTACCAGGTGTTTATACATATTCGTTTGCTTCTGATCATCATGATCAACAACCATCTGGTCACATTAACGGTTCTATGTTTAACCGAACTATTCTTCGTAATACGTATGTTCAACCACAATATTCTAGTCTTCCGCCTTCAGCAGCATCTGTTTGTATTTTGAAGTCAACTGCTGGAAGTGCAAATCCAACAATTATCCCCAATCCAAATGTAACTAATCCTCAAACTGGAAAAAGACTATACACACAAGATGAGCTTCTAACTGTAATTACAAAATCAAACGGACAGTCATTCCTATATACATTCGACGTTCGCGCATATGTTGAATCGTATAACTTCTTGCGAGTTCTCGGAGGCGTAGCAAATGTCGTATTCTCTTCATAATAAGGGATGAGCACTGGAATTACAATTGTGAATGCTTCATATGGAAGCGGTTCAGCAACAACCGATGTTACATCTATAGTGACATCTCACATTAAAGATGGCGAACTAAATATACTCGTGTCTGCTGGATCTCTTAATGTTACCGATCCGGCACCTGGACAGCCCAAGCAGCTAACTGTTTCATACACTATCAATAGTGGATCCACAAATAGCAAGACGGTAACAGAAGGCAATACCTTGCATATAATTGCTCCTGGTCAACAAACCGCCGATGGCTTAGTGATCACAAAAGCAGAGTATGGTTATACTGGTAACTATACCGACGTAACAGATGCAATCCAGAGCCATGTTTCAAGTGGATCAATTGATTTAACAGTTGGCCCATCTACTGCAGGAGTTCCTGATCCAAATCCTAACAAGAAAAAGTCTCTGAAGGTTACGTACACTCTCAATGGTTCCAGCAATACTGAGACGATTGATGATGGTAAAAAGTTTACTCTTTCCGCTCCTCCGTTAGATGCCCCGTCAACAAAGACGCCTCGTCAGCACGCACTGACAGGAATGAGTATATTGGCAATAAATTTTGGATACTTTGTGTCAACGTTTGTAATTCTACTAAATGTATTCGCATGTTGCCGTATCTCTCTTGCCACGTTTAATACATTTATATTTGGATTTCTTATTGGCTTACTACCGTTCTCCTATCTATGGGCGGTGTTACCTATTTTATTTGCTAGAGGAGTAGTAGTGGGTCAACCTGTTTTAACAGATACAATAAAAAATACTCCTTTAATCTTTGGATTTTTTGGTATTTAATTAAACACAATAAAGTCAATCACTCCATCGTGAATAAACATCTCACGCGCATCCTCCGGTTCCTGATCAATCAAGAGGCCACTCGCCCATGCTTCCCATTGGTCTTCGGGAAGTTCAGCGTGTATAAAGATACGAGCAGCGGTAATGAGACGTTCATCTAAATCAGCAATATTCATCAAAGGAGGAAGTAGTCTTCCTAGCTTATCAGCCATTGATTCTACAACAACAACACATTCGATATATCCTGCTAGAATATTTGTAAGTCGGCTCAGGTTTCCCTGCGCGCACATACCAATATTATCTCTCATCTCGGCTCTTAGAATCTTTTTCAAATCCTCCTTATCAGTTGAGGTCTTAATGTACTGCCATACACAGTCAAGAACCTTTCCATAGATTCCAGGTTGTAGATCATAAATACGTTCATCAGAACAATACTTTGCAACCATTTGCCAAGCTGCTGCTGGAGATAGATAACATTCTGTGATAATCTCGGACATTGTTTTCGATACAACTTTCATATTCCATCGATATTCGACAGGAACTTCAATCTTCAAAATTTCCTTGATCACATCCAACGTATTCTTAACCGCAGCTGTTGTGTGAACATTCTGGCGATCATTTGCAAATG